CCTAATTCTTTGGTTGGAGTGCAAAAGCTAGCAGCGTTAAATTCCAACACAGCTACAAGGCACATATTAGATAGTAGCCTTTATATGTATAAGACGCTAGCTGAAGCTTTAACGTACAGGGTTTCTGATATACTAGAGTACGCCGACTTTAAGGATGAGTTTGTTAATCAGATAGGTAAGTACAATGTATCTATCCTAAACGAGATTAACAGTCTATACATTTATGACTTTGGAGTCTTTATTGAGGTGTCTCCTGATGAGGAAGAGAAAGCTCAGCTTGAGCAGAATATACAGATGGCTTTATCTAAGGGTGATATAAACTTAGAGGACGCTATTGATATTAGAGAGATAAGAAACTTAAAACTTGCTAATCAATTACTTAAGGTTAAGAGAATTAAGAAGCAAGAGCGTGACGAGAAGATGGCTATGCAGAAGCAGGCTATGACAGCTCAGCAGCAATTAAAATCTCAAGAGATGGCTGCTCAAGTTGCTATGCAAAAGATTCAGGCGGAGAGTCAAGCTAAGATGCAGCTCAAACAAGCTGAGATAGCTTTTGAAATTGAGAAGATGAATAATGAGGCTCAGCTTAAATCCATGCTAATGGATAAAGAGTTTAGTCTTAACATGCAGTTACGTGGTGTGTCCGAGCAAGCTTTAGACCAAAGGGAGAATCAGAGAGAGGATGCTAAGTCGGCTCGCATTAGTCAGCAGAACACAGAGCAGAGTAAATTAATTAATCAGCGCAAGAACAACCTACCGCCTCAGAACTTTGAGTCTAACGAGGATAGCTTAGATGGGTTTGATTTAGCTGAATTTAACCCAAGGTAGTATGGCAACAAAAGGTAGAACAAAAAAGAATAAGATATGCTCTGCAGGAATTGCGTGGGCAAAAAGAACATTCGACAGATACCCTTCAGCTTATGCAAACATGGCTGCAAGTAAATATTGTAAAGACCCTAACTACGCTAAAAAATCTAAAAAATAATGGCAGCATACGGAACTAAAAAGAAGAAGCCTAAAAAACCAAAGTACTAATGGGTGAGCTTAAAAAGTGGAGAGATGAGAAGTGGGTTCGTATAGGGACTGACGGTTCTATTAAAGGAGCGTGCGGTACTAGTAAGAATAAAAAGAACCCTGATAGATGTTTACCACTTAATAAAGCTAATAGTATGAGTAAAGCAGAAAGAGCTTCAACTGCTAAAAAGAAAAAGAAGTACGGCAGAAAAAAACAGTTTGTGTCCAATACCAAGGCAGGTAGGGTCACAAGAAAAAGCGTCTAAAATATAAATAAATTTTGTTTAACTTTGCATAAAATCAAATCAAATGGAAATTAAAGTAAAAGCGTTAGACGGTGTAGAGCAGAAGTCTACAGCGGAGGTGGAAGAGGAATTGCTAGAAAAGCATGAAGAGCAGTTTGAGGACTCAGCACCAACAGAAGAAACTCAGGTAATAGAAGAACCGCAAGCCGAAGAGGTTGAGCAGCAAGAGCCGCAAGGCATTACCGAGGAGCAAGTTCTTTCACATATTAAAGAAAGATACAATAAGGAGATTACATCAGTAGATGAGTTGTTTGTAGAGCGAGAAGCTCAAGAAGAACTACCTGAGGATGTAGCTGCTTATTTTAAGTATAAAAAAGAAACAGGGCGAGGCATCAGTGACTATGTTAAATTACAACAGGACTTTGATGAGGTAAACCCTGAATCTTTGCTAAGAGATTATCTTAAGGCTACGGAAACAGCTCTTGACGATGACGACATTCAGTCGTTAATGGATGAGTATTCCTACGATGCAGACTTAGATGAAGAGTCGGACATTAAGAAAATCAAGGTGGCAAAGAAAAAAGCTATTGCTAAGGCTAAGAACTACTTTACCGAGCAGCAGGAGATGTACAAGCAACCACTTGAGTCAAGACAGGAAGCTATCTCTGAGGGCGAGAATGAGGAGTACAAAGCGTATAAGCAGTATTTGAATGAGGCGGCAACGCAGCAAGAGGAGACAAAAAGAAAGTCTGAGTGGTTCTCACAAAAGACTGACGAGGTTTTTAACAATGAGTTCAAAGGTTTTGAGTTCAATATTGGAGAAGACCAAGTCACTTTTAATCCGGGTAGTGCAGAGGAAGTAAAGAAGGCTCAGCTATCACCAATGAATTTTGTTAACAAGTATTTGGATGATAACGGACTTATGAATGACGCTGCAGGATACCACAAAGCACTAGCCGTTGCAATGAATCCTGAGAAGTTTGCTCAATTTTTTTATGAGCAGGGTAAAGCAAATGCGACAGAGGATGTTATGAGGAAGACTAAGAATATTAATATGACAACTCGCAACGCCCCTGCTTCAACTGTTAAATCAGGAGCACAAGTTAGGTCTTTGAGCAGTGACTCAGGTCGAGGTTTAAAGATTAGGAGTATTAAAAGAAAATAATTTTAAAAAAACAAAAAAATGGCAGGTTCAGTACAGACTAGTCCGGGCTTTGATTTACAGCCCTCAGCACAACAAGTGCCGACAGCGACTAATTACATTACAGATTTTAACTTCTTAAGTCAGTATCTACCGGATACTTACGAGAAGGAATTCGAGCGTTACGGTAATCGTACCGTAGCATCTTTCCTACGATTGGTTGGAGCAGAGATGCCTTCTAACTCAGACCTTATCAAATGGGCAGAGCAAGGAAGACTACACACTAAATACGTTAACTGTAGCTCAGGTGCAGCAGCAGCGCAAGGTACTGCAACTATTACAGTAGCAGATGTTCTTGACCCTAATAGACAGAATATTGGCTTAACAGCAGGTTCTATTGCTATTCGTGTAGGTAATACAGTTATGATTTCTGACAACGCAGGTTCAGGAAGCAATAAAGGGGTTGTAACTTTGGTTGATACAGCAGCAGGTACTTTCAATGTAGCTTATTATGAAGGTACAGGTCAAGCGTTTGGTAACACCGCAACCTTAACTGTATTTATTTACGGTTCTGAGTTTAAGAAAGGAACGAATGGTATGGCAGGTTCTTTAGAGGCTTCTGATGAAATCTTTGAAAACAGTCCAATCATCCTTAAAGATAAGTATGCAGTATCAGGTTCTGATATGGCTCAAATCGGATGGGTTGAAGTTACTACAGAGAATGGTGCGGCAGGATACCTTTGGTACTTGAAGTCTGAGCACGAAACTCGTCTTCGTTTTGATGACTACCTAGAAACATCTATGTTGGAGGCGGTTCCTGCAGCAGCAGGCTCAGGTGCAGCATCAGCAACAGGTGATGCAGGTAACAAAGGTTCTGAAGGTGTATTCTACGTTGTAGAGAACAGAGGTAACGTATGGTCAGGTGGTAACCCTAACGTATTGGGTGACTTTGACGCTGTTATCCAACGTCTTGACAAGCAAGGTTCTATTGAAGAGAACGTAATCTTCGTTGACCGTCAGTTCGGATTCGATGTTGATGACATGTTAGCTGCTCAGAACTCTTACGGTGCAGGTGGTACGTCTTACGGACTATTTGACAATGACGAAGAGATGGCTCTTAACTTAGGATTCACAGGATTCCGAAGAGGTTATGACTTCTACAAGTCTGATTGGAAATACTTGAATGACCCAACTATGCGTGGTGGTTTACCATCAGGAGCAGGTTCAGGAAAAATTAACGGATTGTTAGTTCCTGCAGGTTCAACTTCAGTGTATGACCAAATCTTAGGTAAGAACGCTAAGCGTCCTTTCTTACATGTACGTTACCGTGCTTCACAAACTGAAGACCGACGTTACAAGACTTGGATTACAGGTTCAGCAGGTGGCGCAGCTACTTCTAGCTTGGATGCAATGGAGGTTAACTTCTTGTCTGAGAGAGCTGTATGTACTTTAGGTGCAAACAACTTCTTCTTATTCCAAGAGTAGTATATTAAAAAGGGAGTCCGTTATAGCGGACTCTCTTTTACTTTTTTAAATTCTAATTAAATTCAAATGAAAAAAACAGTAGAGTACGTAGACAAGCAGTATAAATTATTAGGGAATACAACTCCGTTATCATTTATGCTCGCATCAAGAAACACAAGAAGATTTCCATTGCTATGGTTTGATGAGGAGAAAGGAGAGAACAGAGCCCTTCGATACGCAAGAAACCAAAAGAGTCCGTTTGAGGACGAGCAGGATGGGAATGCAATATTAGAGCCTATCATATTCGATGACGGCTTCCTTACAGTTCCAAAAACAAATCAGGTATTACAAAAGTTCTTAGAGATACACCCATCTAATGGTGTTAAGTACGCTACCATTGACAAAGCTAAAGAGGCTAAG